CTATGACCCTCAGCTCACTAACGGTAACCTCCACTTGTGGCCTGCACCGTCCTCTACGGAGGTCTCAGAGTATACCCTAGAGGTATTGTACCAGAAGCCCATAGATGATATGGATACTGCTACAGATGACTTCGAGTTTCCCTCTGAATGGTTTGAGACCATCAAGTTTGGATTAGCTATTAGACTAGCTCCAATCTATGGCCTCCCTATTGAGGATCAAAGACAATTGTACTTTATGTTTAAACCAATGAAAGACAAATTAACAGAGTGGGATCAAGAATCCGGCTCTATATATTTCACCCCTGACAGGTACCACAGATAATGGCTGCTATTAATCTACACTATCCTAAGATGAAAGTCTTCCAGCTAACCTCTACACAGGTGGCTGCAGGGGCTAAGATATACACTTATGAGGCTGGGACATCCACTGACAAAGCTACTTATTCAGATCAAGCTTTAACCACAGCTAATGCCAACCCAGTTATTGCAGATAGCAATGGTGAAGCTCAGGTATGGTTACTAGATGATGGACTATATAAAATTGTTATTAACGACAGTGATGATGTTCTTATATCCAATGTAGATAATATAGGGACAGCCTCATCTGCTTCTGACACAGGCGGTTTGGCTAATCTAGTATCTAATGGCTCCTTTGAGCTTAACTCAGGGGATGATGGCACTCCTACTGGATGGACACTCAATATTACAGGTGCTTCTACAATCCAGATAGATCAAGCAGATACCTTCCACGGAGATAGCTGTTTAGAATTTGTAGGGGGTGCTTCGGGGGCAGGTACAGCCACTAGTGGTGTTTTTGAAGTACAGTCTAGTAAAGAACTTAATGTACGCTTCTCACTCAAAGCAAGTGCAGCTACTGTAGGTCAGACAGTCGAGATCTTCTGGTGGCAGGATAGTGCTGCAACAAGTGCTGCTTCCACCGCATCTACCTCAATATATAGTGTAACTACAACTGCACCTACTTCATGGGAAGAGCAGCTATTGTATGCAACCGCCCCAAGTAATGCACTATTTGCTCAAATAAAAATTAGTGGGTCTACTGATGCTGGGACTACTCGGTATGATGATGTGGAAACATCCTACATTCCCTTACCTGCTACACAGAGTGAAACCGATACTGGTATATCACCTACGCTATATGTGACACCACTGGGTCTTGCTAACACAGATTCATTTCTACCCTCTGCTGTTACTGGGTATGATAGGGGGAAAACTGTGAATCTACAAGATGACAGTAACCATCCTGTATTTGATGTTGCCTCTGTAGTTGCTAGTGGCACATGGGAAAGTATCGGCCCTACAGATAGCGGGGCCACTAATATATGGAGTGGGTTAGATGTTATCCCAGGAACCGCTACGCATATATTACTAAGGGCTTATATCTCATTCTCTGATTCTACAGCGACTCCCCCATACAATGCTATATCTATAGGGGCTAGGAGTAATGCTGGGAGTTCTGGGAATTCAAGCACCCTTGCAAGAGCTAATATCGCACCACCACAGAGTACTAATGTTACAGTAGTTGGTGGGTCTAGTGCCCCCCTAGATGCAGACAACATCTTTGATATTTTTTATAGTATTGCTTCCGCCTCCAATATAACTATGGCGGGGTATATCGCATTACAGGGGTGGATTGAATAATGTGGTTAATCCTCTTAATGGTACTTTTATTCCCTGTAGCAGACTATGTAGAAGTAGGTCTTGGGGTACATAATCCTAACTTAGATCAACCCGAATTTGTTATTGTAAATCCTTTGGGTACTTATGAGTCAGGCATGCATATGTCTAAGAAAATAGATGTATTCTATAGGCACGTAAGTTCTGTGCCGTATGATGAAGTGGGCGGTGGTCTAAATACTATAGGGATAAAGTACAAACTAAAATGAAACTTCCAGTAATAGGATCATTTAATACCGCTGACTCTATTAACGTAGATTCTCAGCGTACTGTTAACTGGTATTTAGAGAAAACTCCAGCAGGTAGGAACAAAGCAGCCCTCTACCCCACCCCAGGATCTACTCTATTTACTACTGCAGGCACTGGGCATATTCGTGGGACTATTGAGTTTGGGGGGTACTTATATGTTGTGTCTGGGCAAGACTTTTATCAAATTGATACATCAGGAAATGCAATTAATAAAGGGTCTCTTGCTACCTCTGGGTCTAGTGTATCTATGGCTGCTAGTGCTACTGAACTCTTCATTGTTGATGGAACTAATGGGTATATTTTTACTTCTGCTGGGGATTTAATTCGAGTAGATAATGTAGATACGGGGTCTACTACAGGTACTATAGCTAATGGCCTGTTGGATTCTGGTGCCACGTTTATTACTCTGGGGGTGACAGTAGGAACTCGCGTGTATAATGACACTGATTCTACTACAGCTATTGTCACTGATGTTGTTTCGGAAACCACTCTTACTTTAGATTCTAATGTATTTACCACTGGTGAGTCTTATACTATAGGTGATGTTAATTTCCCTAATGGGGCAGATCAAGTGGTATTCGCCGAAGGGTACTTTATAGTTAATGACCCCAATAAAGATCAAGGGCTCAACATAGATGGAAGCTTCTTCTGGTCTGATCTTCGTGATGGAACTAGCTGGACAGGCACTTCCTTTGCTACAGCAGAGCGGGATGAAGATAAACTCATAGCTATTGAGAAGAATGCCAGAGAGATATGGCTGTTCGGTGAAACCTCTACAGAGATCTGGTATAACTCAGGTGGTGACCCTGTATTCACTCCCGTCAGTTCTGGGTATAGTGAATGGGGTTGTTCAGCTAGAGATAGCGTTAGTCGAGTTGACCAAAGCCTGATGTGGCTCTCTAAAAATAAGAATGGACAAGGATTGGTTGTACAGGCCACAGGGTTCGTCCCTAAGGTTGTTTCCTCTCCAGCACTCAACAGTGCTATTGCTAGTTATGATACCATCTCTGATGCCAGTGCATTCACTATGCAATGGAAGGGTCACACATGGTATGTATTAACATTCCCTTCGGAGAAGGTTACATGGGTTTATGATCTCTCTGAGCAGGTATGGTTTGAATGGAATAGCTGGCAGTTGGGGAGGTCTCGGTATGCTACACACACTCTCTTTAATAATTCTCATTACATGGGGGATTATTTAACAGGTAGCATATACAAATTAGATAATACTACCAAGAGGGAGAATGGAAATATTGTAGAAAGAGTCCGTAAGACTTCTCACTTCTATTCAGATAAAGCTTCCCTGTTCCATAACCTAATGGAGCTAGAGTTTGAATATGGAGTTGGCGGGGCTAATGATGCACAGGTTATGCTCCGTTGGTCTGATGATTATGGACATACGTGGAGTCAAGAGTATTGGAAGCCTCTCGGTAAAACTGGGGAATACAAGAAAAGACTCCGATGGAAACGATTAGGTAGTAGCAGGGACAGGGTTTATGAAATCCGAATCACTGATGAATGCCTACCCACATTAATAGCTGGGTATATCCAAGCTAAAGAATCAAGTAGAGAAACCTAATGAGTCACAGGATTATCCCAAGAGTTCCACCAGAAGGCCCGAATGCCCGATGGTACAGCGACATAGAGTTGGCCTTTCAGCACTATGAGGCATCACTGACCCCTGCCTCTGTAGCGGCTAATACCACTGTAGAAGAATCATTCACTCTATCTGGGATTAATAGTCATGATACTCTTATTATTAATCCTCCTTCAGTGACTACAGGGATAGGGATTGCAGGGGTGAGGGCTTCAGCTAAGGATGAGATTTCAATAACGTTTATAAATGCAACAGGTGGGGCATTGGTGCCCCCTTCTGGCGAATACATTATAGTAGCAATAAGGGGTTAGAGATGGGATTTAATCTAGGTGGGGCGATATCTGGTGGACTTAGTGGCTTTGCTTCTGGCGGAGGTTTGGGAGCTGGTTTAGGTGCCTTGGTAGGTGGCTTTGGTGGAGGTGCAGGGAGCGGTGCAAGTGCTGCTTCAAAGGGGCAAAGACAATCTATTGAAGAATCCCGTCGTCAGTTTGATCTAATAAATAAACAACTCTCCCCTTTCAGGAAGGCTGGTTTAGGGGGACTTGCGGGAGTTCAAAAACTTTTAAAAGACCCTTCGAGTGTAACCTCCACTCCCGGATATCAATTTAACTTAGCTCAGGGTCAAGAAGCCATTACAGGGAAGGCTGCAGCAGGGGGCACTCTCCAGTCGGGAGCCACTCTGAAAGACTTAACACGTTTCGGACAAGGTCTAGCGACTTCGACTTACCAACAACAAATAAACAATCAAATGGGATTAGCCACTATGGGTGCCCAGACTGCAGTTCAAGGAGGTCAAGTAGCCGCAGGGATAGGTGGAGATATCTCGTCAGGCCTCTCTAACCTAGGTGCTATACAAGGTGCTGGTCAGATCGGTCAAGGTAAAGAGATCTACCAAGGTATGAAGGATCTATATACTGTAGGTCAAAAGTCAGGGTGGATTACATAATGGGAATCTTAGAAACTTTAGCTGGGGGAAGTCTCACTGGAAAATCCCTTAGTGATACTGTTGTTGACTTAGAGAGTCTAAATATTCGTAAAGAACAGCTCGATCTACAAAAACAAACCACTATGTCTAATCTCTCTACCGTTAAAGAGAAACGAGCAAAGGATCAGCAGAAGTCTGATATAATCTCTTCTTCTCAAGCGGATGCACTACGGGCTGGTGGGTCTCCTGCAGAACAGGAACAATTCTTCCAAGAGGTCTTAGGTCAACGGGCTAAGATGACAGGTAGATTAGATATCATTAAAGATCTTAAAGACTCCTACTCAACACCAAAGTCACAGTCTAAACATGAACGTCTCTCTCAACTCTCCCGTATGGAGAATAGAAACGAAGCTGATGAACGTGAGTTCGTAGCTCTTCGAGGGTATCAGCCTGCTCGGGATGTCACTGTGACCAAGCGAGACCTGAAACATACAATGGGATTTATTGACTCACTCCCTTACGCCGATGAACT